CTGGAGTTGTATCTACATAATTTAACTCAGTAGTAGTTGCAGTAATACCATCTAATACATTTAACTCAGTAGTAGTTGCAGTAATACCATCTAATACATTTAATTCAGTAGTAGTTGCAGTTACTCCATCTAATATATTTAATTCAGTGGCTGTTGCGGTTATTGCAGTTGATCCTAATGTTAAATTAGGTGTAGTAATAGTACCAGTTGTTGTTATATTTCTAATAGATCCTATATCAATATTAGAATCTACAACCAATGCTTTAGAAGCAGTTGCAGTACCTGGAATAATATTTGTTAATTCAGAAGGTGTTGTACCATTTGTTGATATTGAAGAGCCATTGACTAATAATGAAGATACAGATAAAGCATTAATTCCACTAATATCTTTATTACTATCAACAACTAATGCTTTAGAAGCAGTCGCAGTACCTGGAGTTGTATCTAAATAATTTAACTCAGAAGTAGTTGCAGTTACTCCATCTAATATATTTAACTCAGTAGTAGTTGCAGTTACTCCATCTAATATATTTAATTCAGTAGTAGTTGCTGTTATTCCGTCTAATATATTTAACTCAGCAGTAGAAGTTGTTAAACCATCTAATTTATTTATTTCATTAGCAGTCGCTGTAATTAGAATATCATTTAATTTTAATCCTATTGTTGAACCATTATGTTGTGCAATATTAACATTTCCATTTGATTCTAAATTATTTAATATACCTAATGAAGTAATTAATGGTTGAGAACTTGTTTGAATAGATCCTGTAATATTAGTAGTAATTAAATCTGAAGTTGTTATACTATTTATATTAATAATATCTCTATTTATATCAAGAACTATAGATTTTCCAGCTTCTGCTATCCCTGGTGTAGTATCAGTATAATTAATTTCAGTAGCAGTTGCTGTAATTAATGTACCATTTACAGTTAAATTTTCAGTTTGTAAATTTCTAATATTAGAAATATCTCTATTAGAATCAACTATTAATGCTTTACTTGCTTCAGCAGTTCCTGGAGTTGTATCTACATAATTTAATTCAGCAGTAGATGCAGTAAGTCCACTTAATTTGTTAAGTTCTGAAGGTAATGCAGTTATTAATGTACCATTTAATGACAATCCACTATTTGTACCATTATGATGAGTGATATTAACAATTTTATTAGTACCATTAGTAATAATATTAAATTCGCCATTAGATCCAACATTTAAATTAACAAAATTAGTTAATGAAGAATTGTGTTTTAATATTAAACATTCACCATTAATATTATTTATTTCTAAATTAAAAATTGATGATTCTGTAAATCCAATAGATCCGCTATATAAAACTAAATCTCTTGTTTGATTATTATATAAAATACTACTATTACCTGTAGTTAATGCATTAATAGCAGCAGTTGTTAATGAAGTTGATTTTACCATTTTTATTTAATAATTTATAATTATATTAATTTTTATATTTTTTAAAAAAAAAATAACTATAAAATCTAATTATTTAAAATTTTATTATATATATTAAGTTTTTTATTTAATAATTGTAATTTAATATTTAATAAATCTATTAATTGAGTAAAATTATCATTTTTATATTCTAAATATTTATTATATTCTATTTTAATTATATTAATACTTTCATATAAATTATTAAATATATTATTTTTTTCAATATTAGATAATTTATTTAATTTAATATCATTTAATAAATTATTAATATCTGATTTAAATAATAATTTAATTTGTTTAATATCATTTTTAATAATATTAATTTTATTATTTATCTCAACAATACTTAATATATTAGAATTATTTTTAATAGATTCTGATTTTTTAATATTTTTTTCTTCTATTTTCTTTTTTAAAAATTGTTCTTGTAAATTTTTATTTAATTGATTATCTAAAAGTTCTGTTTTAAATTTATTATGAACTATAATATTTTCATTAATTAAATCAAATTCTTTAATATTATATTTATCAATATTTTTATTATTTTGTTCATTTTTTTTTAATTTATAATCAATTATATTATAATTTTCTTGTTTATTAATATTATCACTATCACTATTACTATTACTATCACTATTACTATTACTATTATTATCTATTATATAATAATTATAAATAGATATAATTAAACAAAATATAGTTAAAAAAATTATAGAATATAATATTATTTCTTTCATTCTTCTTTATTAAATAGTTAAAATAAATTTTAAATATATAATTATTTTATAATAAAAATTAATTAGCAATAAAAGTTAATAATGTATTATGTTTTAATGAATCAAATGCTGCACCTACTTTTTGTTTAATTAAAAATGTAATTAACATATTAATAAATAATTGATTTTTTACATTATTTATATTTTTTTTTAATTTAGGTTTTTCTTCTTTATATTTAATTAAATTTCCATTAATAATATGATATAAAAATTCTTTATCTTTTTCTGATAAATTATTATACATATTATATAATTCACAATCTTTATAATTATTAGAAATAGTGTCAAAATCAGTTGATTTAGTAATATTTACTTCATCAAATTTTTTATAATTAAAATATTCTTTTATTAATAAATATATATAATATATAATTATTAACACAGTAAGAAAATTTAATATTTTATTCAAGAAATCATGAGTTTTAATTTCATTAATATTATTTAAATGATTAATATTATTTAGATTATTACTATCATTATTATTTTTTATATTTAAATCCATTATTAATATAATAAATATAAATAATATCAATTTGAATACTATATTTAATACTATATTTAAATATATTATTATATTTAAAGATAAATAATATTAATAATCAATTCAAAATTAAAATGACTTTATATAATATAATTAAGTAACAACTTATACTATATGTATATATATTAATGGATTATTTTGATAAAGAAAATTATCAAAATTTATTAAATATACATAATTTAAATAAAAAAATACATTTAGCTCTTATTGAAATTAAAGAATATGAAGCAAAAAAAAAAAATAATATCTATTTTTTAAAAATTCAAAATAATTTATTTGAAAAAGTATTTACTAAAAAATATGCGACTTTAAAAAAATATTATTATAGAATGATAAAAAATGCAATTACTATAGCATATAATAAAAAAAAAAATAATGAATTAATGCAAATAATATTAAAAAATAATATATTAATAAATAAATATAATAATTCATTATTTAACTTAAATAGTCATAATTTAATACAGAAAAAGTCTCATATTAAATTATTTAATAAATATGATTATATTATAAATTCAATAAATAATTATATTACTTTAAATAAAAAATCAATTGAATATAATAAATTAGAAAAAAAATATAATTTGTTAAAAAATAATATTCAATTAAATTTACAAAATAATATAATAAGTTTAGATTTTAAATCAAAAAATCTATCATTTTATAATTATATTTATTATTATAATCTAGATTTAAAGTATAATTTTACATTAGAAGTATATAATAATATTACTTTATATTTTATAAAATTAAATAAATTAAATATAGAGTTTATAGAATATAATAAATTTTATTCATTATCAAAAAAAAATATACATAAATTAACTATTAATAATAATAAATATAATAAAATTATATTAAAAAATAATAAACAAAATGAACTAATTATAAAAAAGTCAGAAGATATTAAAAATAAATATAATTATATTCAAAAATATATTTTAATTCAAGAAAAAAAAAATCTTACAACTCAATTTAATTTTGTAAAAAATATTCATGAATTAAATATTAGATTAGATTTAAATAAAGAAATTTTAAAAGGATACAAATTAGAAATTGAAAAATTACAAGAATTATTAAAATTAAGTGATAATATTAAAGGAAAATATTTAAATAATTCTGATCAATGTATGATATGTTTAGAAGAAATTACATATGGCATAACAACTAATTGTAATCATAATTTTCATTATAGTTGTATAAATTTATATATTTTTAATATTTTAAATCAATTAAATAAAATAGAAATTAAATGTCCTATATGTAGACAATTTATTTGATATATTTTTAATATATTATAATCTTAAATTTTAATATTAATTAAGAATAAAATATCATATATAATATATATAGATTTTATTATTAATTTTTTTCAGATTACATTTTATTAATGATTTCAAAAGATTTGAATAAACTACATAAACTAAATTCAGTTTCCTCAGATATAACTATTAATACTTCAATTAGTACTCCTACCAAGTTAAATAATGTAAAATCTACTTTAATATCTAATCCAATATCTATAAAACAAAATAGAATAAATAATGTTCAAATTAGTATATCATTACCTGAAGATTCACATATATTATTTAATAATAATGATGCAATTAATAAAAAATATGAAACTTGTGGTTGTATTTTAATATCTGAATTAGATATTTTAGAAAATATAATACATGATAAACATATTCAATTATGTAAACAACATTATAAAAAACATATTGAAAAATCATCATATTATTATAATAAAAAATTAAATAAATATATTTATAATCAAAATAAATCTAGTAATAGTACTAATATTAGTAATAATAAAAATATTAATTCTATAAATGTCAATATTTCTAAATCATATGAAAATTTACAAGGATTATTATATAATAATTTAACTAAAAAATCAGATTCTAATTTAAATATAATTAAAAATTCTGAATATCAAACATTAGTTAATTTTGGTAAGTATAAAGACAAATCTTATGAATATGTATATTACAATGATAAATTATATTGCTATAATTTAGCATTTTGGAATATTAAAGAATTTAAAAATAAAAAAATAATTAATTTTATTAATTTTATTAAACAACAATTATTATTAGAATCAATTTAATATTAAAGTTAAAAAAAATAGATTTATATAATTATATAAAAAATGAGATCATATTTAAGAAACTATAAAAATTTAAATAAATTTCAAATTTTAAAAAAAAATATTCATAATCAATCTTATATAGTATTAAATAATCAATATAATGAAATATCAAAACTAAATAAAGAATATAAATTTATAATTAAAAATTTAAATAATAAAATAAATACATTACATTTAGAAAATTTACAATTAAATAATAAAAATAAACAATTAGAAAAAGAATTATTAGAAAAAACTCGATTTTATAATTTACATTGCTATAAATTAAAGTAATTAACAATAATTAAAGTAATTAACAATAATGAATTGGGATGAATATTTTATTAATATTGCAAAATCAATTGCTTTAAAATCTAAAGATAAAAAAAGACAAGTTGGTGCTATTTTAGTTTCTAAAAAAGATAATAGAATATTATCTACAGGATATAATGGATTGCCAGCTAATAGTAATGATGATATTAATTGGTTAGATAGAAAGTTAGTTCATTCTATAATAATACATGCTGAAATGAATTGTATTTTATATGCAAATAATAAATATGAAAATTCTATATTATATTCTACTTTATCACCATGTAAAGATTGTATTAAAATAATAGCAGCTGCTAAAATAGAAAAAATAATATATTTAGATAAATATAAAGATATAGAAATATCTAAAAATTTATGTAAATTATTTAATATAGAATTAATTCAATTTAAATACTAAATAATAATTAATTTTATTTTTTTTATAATATTTTTTATATTTATGGTTTTAAATTTAAAATAGCATCATTTAATTTTTGATATATATCACTACTAGTTGCATAACTATTTACTTTTTGAAGTGGTGGATCATTATTTTTATCAAAAATATTTAATTTATATTTACGTCGTCTATATCTATAAAGTTCTATTTTTATACAATCACATTGATAAACTAATTTTCTATCTTTATCAGATCTATTACCTTGATCAATACTATCAAGATAATCAGCTAAACTACTATTATTATTAATATTTTTATTAGCTAAATCTTTTTTAATAGTATGTTCCCAACATACATTTTTACAAGATACATTACTTGGATTTATTTTACTTGAACTACCCCCCATAATTAAATTAATCTAAATATTATATTAAAACTAAATTCTATATTTAATATAATATTTTTTTATAAAATTAATTTAAATGCTAAATAATAATTAATTTTATTTTTTTGTAAAATTAAATATAGTAATTTCTAATGAAGATATTTATAATTTTACCAACTCAATTATTTAAAAATATAAATATATTAAAAAATTATGATTTAATTTATTTAATTGAAGAACCATTTTATTTAAATTCCAACTATCATAAACAAAAATTAGTTTTACATATTAGTTCTATGAATTATTATTATGATTATTTAATTGATAAAAAAATTAAAGTTAAATATATTAATTATAATAAGATAAATTATTCTAAATTATTAAATTCAAATGATCTTACTATGTATAATCCAATAGATAATAAAATGATAGATTTATTTAAAAAATATAAAGTCAAATTTTTAGATACTCCAATATTTTTGAATACTAATCAAGATTTAATAAATTATAAAAATTCTAAAAAAAAATCAACAAATTATACTCAATCAGATTTTTATAAAAATCAAAGAATAAAATTCAATATTTTAATTGATAAAAATAAAAATCCATTATATGGTAAATGGTCTTTTGATATAGAAAATAGAGAAAAATTTTCTAAAGAATATAGAGAAAAAAAAATATTAACTTATAAAAATAATTATTTAATAAATGCTAATAAATATGTAAATAATAATTTTCCTAATAGTTTTGGCATTATGAGTAATTTTTATTATCCATGTACTCATTTAGATGCTATAAAACATTTAAAAAAATTTATTAAAAATAAAATTAAATATTTTGGTAAATATCAAGATGCAATTTCTATAAATGTTATATATGGTGAACATAGTAATATTTCTGCTTTATTAAATATAGGTTTATTAACACCTAAAGAAGTAATAAATGAAATTATTAAATATTTTAATAAATCTAATAATAAAAAAGATATAATAAATTCAGTAGAAGGTTTAATTAGACAAATAATAGGATGGAGAGAATATATTCATTTTATATATATGTTTCATTCAAAGGATATAATAAAAAATAATTATATTAAATCAAATAATTCATTACCTAAAAGTTGGTATAGTGGAAAAACAGACTTAGAACTATTAAATACTTTAATTATTAAAGTACAAAATTATGGATATTTACATCATATTGAAAGATTAATGATAATTAATAATTTAATGTATTTATATCAAATTAAATTTAAAGATATATTAACTTGGTTTATGATATGTTTTATTGATAGTTATGATTGGGTAATGATTCCTAATGTATTAATGAATATAAATTCTTTAGATTCTAATATTAGATATATGACTAGAGTATATATAGGTTCAGATAATTATATTAAAAAAATGAGTGATTTTACTAATAAGAAAGATTTAGAATTAATTAATAAATTATATTGGAATTTTATAAAAAAAAATAAAACTATATTAAAAAAAGATTATGGATTAGCATCACAAGTATCTAGAATTTAATTTACTAAAATATTTGATTTATTAGTTATATTATCAATAAATGTAAATAATTCTAATTCTTGAATAATATTACTATTTAATTCTAAATTATTAAGTATATAGTTAATAATTTTATATTTATTATTTTTAAAACATTCATGTTTATATTTAGAAATAATATAATTAATATTAAATAATGAAATTTTATTTTTAATAAAATATGATTTAATTTTTAATTCTATTAATAAACAATTATAACACATTTTTTAATTTATATTAATTATATTAATTATCTTAATACTTAATAACTATTAATTATTTAATATAAATATGAAAAATTCAAATTTAATTTGCATATATATTTAATAATTTTATATGAATAATTGTTAATAATATATGTGATAATAAATGAGGATAATAGGTATAGATTATATAATTATGTATTAATACTTTTTTTATTTTTTTATTAGCTATTGTATTTAATTTGTATTGCATATATTTTGATATTAAATAACATTGAGAACATAATAATAATAATATTAAATAATAATATAATTTTAATATATATAATAAGTATAAAGTATAAATAAATCCATAATACATAGTTAATCTATCTAAATATTTAATTATTAAATTAGTATAATAATGATTTAATATTGAACTTACTAATCCACAATAAATAGAATATAATAAATGATAATTATTAATTGGGTGATAATTAATAATAAATATTACATAAATATAAGATAGATAACAACTACTTTTAAATAATAATAAATTTGCCATAATTTATAAAAACTAATTAAAAATTGAAATATTTATATTAAAGATATAAATATCTATTAATTATATATTTAATAGAAAATGTTTAATAGTTTTCGATTTAATAATATTAAATATTCATTAGTAAAAGTTAAAGATATTTTAAATATATATACTATACCAAAATGTCAAAGAAAATCATTATTAGATAGAATTAATCATTTAGATAAACATATGTTTTTTAAATTTTTACCAATTACACCACTTTATTTTGTAATTTATCAAAATCAAAAATTTATAATAGATGGTTTGCATAGATTAGAAGTATATAAAAATAATAAAACTTTTTTAGATGAAAAAATACCAATAGTTGAAATTTTAGCAAATACAGAACAAGATATATATAATTATTTTAAATTAATTAATGATTCTATGACTATACATGATATATATAAAGATCCTAATGAAGATGATTATGGAGATATAGAAATGGAAGATATAGAAAAAAGAAAAGAATTAATTATTTCAACTTATTCATATTTTCTAGATAATTATCCAAATAGTTTTAAATTTAATGGTAGACGTAGACCTTATTTAGATAATAATAAATTTATAGATGAATTAAATATTATATATGATAATCATAAAAATAATATTAAATCTTCAGAAGACTTTATAAATTTGTTATTAGAATTAAATGATAAATATAAAAATAAAAAATTAGAATGGTTTCCATCAAAAGGAAAAATTCAAAATGAAAATTTACTTAATATTATTAAAAAAAATAATTGTTTATATTTTGGAATGCTACCTAATGAATGGTATAATCATTTTATAGAAATTCCTGAATATATTTCAGAAGATAAAATTTCTCAAAGTTTAAGACAACAAGTTTGGACTAAATATGCAAAAACAAAATTAGAAATAAAATGTATTTGTTGTAATTTAAATTCTATTAATGCATTTACATTTGAATGTGGGCATATAATTCCATCATCAAAAGGTGGAAAATGTAATATTAAAAATTTAGTACCAATTTGTAGTTTATGTAATAAATCTATGGGTAATACAAATTTAAAAGAATTTATGATAGAACATGATTATAATATTCCAAAATTATTAAAAAATTGTTAAAATTATAATATTAAAATTGAATTCTTTTTTTTTATTTATTATAAATACTATTATGGAAGAATTAAATTATTTTCATAAACACTCAGAAGTATATTGTAATCATTGTGGTTATGACCAATTTGATATATTTAATGATAATTATTGTGAGTTTTGTATGCATGATATGACTATATATTTTACATGCGGATTATGCTTAGAAACATATAATATATATGAAAATACAGAAATATGCCAAAAATATTATGATAATGCAAATATTATAAAAAAGTTTTTAAAAAAAAAAATTTTAATAAAAAGATTAAATAAATATATAGAAAATTTATTAGAAAGTTATTATAATCCAAAATCAAAATATATAGAATATATAGTAAATAATTTTGATAACAATAAAAATATTAAACAAATTGGTTATATAAATAAATATAATAATTTAAGATTATTTCAAATTAAAAAATATTAAAATTGAATTATTTTTTTTAATATAAAAAATGGACTATAATCATGATAATACAGAATGTTTTTGTCAATATTGTGGAAATTCATCCATTGATAATCAAAATGAAGATATGTGTCAATATTGTTATGATGATTCTAAACTTTTATATTATTGTTTCTTATGTAATAATTATTTTAATTATATTAATATTGAAAATACATGTAATAAATATATAATATCAGCAAATCTTATAAAAAAATATATTAAAAAATATAAGTTAAAACATATAAGTTAAAAAATATTAAAAAATATAAGTTAAAACATATAAGTTAAAAAATATTCAAAATATAAGTTAAAATTTATAAATTAATTAGTATTTTATAATTTAAACATATTATAAATATCTTTAAAAATATTATTATAATATTTATTTAAAGTATCTAATTTATTTGTTAATTCTAAACTTTTTTCATTATCATATTTAGATGCATATAATCCTATTGTAATATCATTTTTTTCTCTATTATATTGATTTATAAGTTCAGATAAATTTAAATCAAATTCTTTAATTAAAGTATTATTTGAATTTTTATTATCACTACTCCCTTTTTTAAAAGATTTAAGTGTATTTTTTATTTTAGAAACTGCTTTTGATAAGATATTAGATAAATTAATATTTTTAAATATTTGTACTTGCTCTAATTGTTTAGGTAATTGTTGTATTTTTTTAATAGTCTCTTCTATTTCTTCTTTTGTATATATTTCTTCATTACTTAAATTTCTTAATTCATCTTTAATCATAAATGTTTCTACACCTAATATAGTTAATAATAAAACAACAAAAATATTAATACTAATATATCCAAATATAGAGAAAAAATTATTTACTATAGTACCATTTTCTTTATAACTTCCATCTATTGGAATTTCATAATATATTAAATAAATAATAAATATAATAATTGTTAATAAGAATAAACACTTAAATTTATTATTTGCTATATATCTACATTTTTGAGATTGTTTAATAGCTTGTCTTTTTGCTTTTATAATATCAATAGCTTTATTTTCATCAGATTTAATATTTTTATTTACTAATGGATTATTAAAAGGAACTACTGATATAGATTTCATATTAATTATTTTAGATCCAATTAAACCCATATTATAGTAGTATTTATATTTTTATATTATTATATATACATTAATATAAAAAATATATTCATTAATTTAATAATGAAAATTACTAAAAATATTGCAAAAAAATTAGCTAAAGAATATAATTTAAATTTAGATATAGTACCATTAGAAGAATGGATAGATGGATTAAATATTGAATTAGAGCATGGAAAAAAAGTAAGTAAATTAACTAATATTACTCATGATGATATATATATGACCTCTAAGATTGCTTTAGCACATTTAATAGAGGATCCTAGGTATTATAAATATTTAGTACAAATGGAACAAAAAAGAGAAAAATATTGGAAAAATAAAAAAAAACCAAATATATTTACTAAATAATTATACTATTCTACTATATATATTTGAAATCCACGTTGTCTATATTTAATAATTCTATTAATAATTGATTGAGTTAATTTACTTTTTGAAATATAATCAATTTTTAATTCTAATTTAGTTTTATCATAAATATAGAAATATTTACCATCATAATAATTTTTTAAAATATCTAAATCTGTATTATACTTAAATAATATATAATTATTTTTATTAAATATTATATCTATTTTTCTATTGTTTTTATTAAATGTTAATACTTTATTTATTTGATTACCATTATAATTATCACTATATTTATGATTATTTATATAATATTCATTATTTTTTTTATATTTACAATCCTTTAAAAATTTTTTTAAAATTTTATAATCAGAATAATTATCTATAAAAATATCTAAATCTTGACTATCATAAAATTCATTTAATATAATTGACAATATAAAAGAACCTGAAAGTACTACATTTTTATTTAATAACTGTAAAAATAATATTCTTTCTGTTAAATTAAAATATGATAATAATTTTTCATTTAATTTATTTGTTAATAATACTATATTTTTAAAATTATAATCATTAGTTGTGTTAACATAATATATATTCGATTTAATTAATGATGTTTTACATAATGGACAAAAGGTATTCATATATTTATTGATACAATCTTTATGATAAAAATGTTCACAGGATAATGTTAATTTATCAGAAATATTAATAATATCTTCTAAACAAATTGAACAAATAGTATCCATTTTATATTTTAATATTAATTTAATTATACTTTTAATAATAATAATTAAATTTCAATTTTAAATATTAAAAATATTATATATAAATAGAATTATGGAAAGATTATATTATTTATTAATTATATTATTATTTTTAATATTAATTATGCTCTTTGGTACTTTATATTTAACTTTAAAAAAAAAAATTACATGTTTTGAAAATAATATTAATTATAATAAAATAATACCTAATTTATATATTGGAAATATAGTTGCAGCACAAGATTTTTCTTTTATTAAAAAACATAATATCAAGGTTATAATTAATTGTTCTAATGATATACCTAATTATTATACATTTAATGGTGATATAGAATATCATAGAATACCTGTAGATGATAGTTTAGATAATTATGATATTAATTTAATGGCGCAATTATTACCTAAATATGTATCTATTATTGAAAAATCTTTATCTGAAAATAAACCTATTTTAGTTCATTGCTATGCTGGTAGACAACGATCTGCATGTTTAATAGCAGCTTATTTAATATTTAAATATAATTATACTATTGATGAAGCATATAAATTTATAATTTCAAAAAGAAATCAAGCATTTCATTATGGAAAAGGATATAACTTTAATAAATCATTAATACAATATCAAAATAATTTATTAAAAGTATAGAAATTTAAATAGAAATTCTATCAAAAAAAATAATATTTATTACTTAATTATATATTTATTCAAATTTTTGATATGTATTTTCTTTTGGAAACATTTTAACTCCAATATTACAACTTTCAATTTCATCAAAGAATTGTTTACATGACCAAGTTGTTTTAATTTTTACAATATCTGAGTTATCACCACAATAACTACATTTATATATATTATATTTTTCATTAACAACTGCTTTTTTATTACAGTTTTTACATACATAAATATAATATTTATCACTATGATCAATAAATTTTTCTTGTAAGAATTTAATACTACTAATAGCCATAACATCTTTTTCCATTTCGCCAAGTCTGAGTCCTCCGCGTGCTGATTTCCCATCAAGAGGCTGATGGGTGATAGCATCTGTTGGACATGTTTTATGGCTATAAACAGTATCAACAGTAAATTTTTGTAAACGTTGATAATAAATAGGTCCAATAAATATTTCTACATCAATATATTTCCCAGTAATTCCATTATATAATCTTTCAGTTCCATTTCTATTATAACCTAATTTTTGTAAATCATCAGCAATATCATCAATATTTATTTTTTTAAAAATGGTACCATCTTTAATAGTACCTTCAATGGCACTGATTTTAGCGGCCATTCCTTCAAATAATACTCCCATAGTCATACGTGATGGTAAACTATGTGGATTAAAGATAATATCAGGTTTAATACCATCTTTAGTAAAAGGCATATCCGAATCTCTATAATAAATACCACATACACCTTTTTGTCCACTTCTAGATGAAAATTTATCACCAATAGCAACTTTACGAACACTTCTAAATACAATTTTACAAAATAGATTATCTTCTTCATTTCTACCTTTAATAACTTCCCAAACATAAGCTGGTTCATCATATTTATAAACAATAGATTTATCATAATATTTAAAATTATCATATTGTTCACTTTTATTTAATTTTCCAATTTTTCCAATAATCACATCACCATTTTCAATATAAGTACCAACAGGAACATATCCATTAACTAATTTATCATAATTTGAATATGCTTTAATATCTGCTGTAATACTAGGATCAGGATTAGTAAATTCTTCATTTTTTTCTAATTCTGTTTTTTCAAATGTAAAATGATGAGTTGTAAATAAACCTCTATCAATAGCACCTTGATTAATAATCAAAGAATCTTCTTGATTATAACCACCATAAATCATAACAGCAACAATAGAATTCATACCAATTGGTGCATAATATTTATTTGCAATTGTTTTAATTAAAGGTTTTTGATTATATACTTGTAAATGCATTTCCTTATAAGATTTATATGGAAAATTTAAACATGGTATTCCGCATGTCTGTTTAACTTGATTTGTTTGAAAAACAACTCGAGCTGCTTGATTATGATTAGAAAATGGACTAGTTAGTCCAGGAATTCCAATAATTGATTGTGGAATATCTAAATGTGTATATCTTACTAAAGGATCATTAATATGTTGATTTAATGTTTCAATATCTTTAGCAATTAAACAATTTTGTTGTTCTTCCGGAGCAACAAATTCAATAATCTGATCATTTAATAAATCTTCATAATTTAAAATACCAGCATTTAATTTAATAATATGATCTTTAGTTAAAGTAATATATTGTTTAAATGTAATTTTTTTATTCGATTTATTAAATTCTTCTTCATTATTATATACAATAATTAATGGTCTAACTATACGACCAATATCAACCCAAAAATATAATTCATTAGATTGAAAATCAAAAGTAATAGTAGTTAAATAATGAATTTCATTTTTTCTACGTTTATTACGATATTTAGTCATAAATTCTAAATAATTATTACAACATCCTAACCAATCGCCATTAACAAATACTTTAGTTAATTTTTTTGTATAAATTTCTAAATTAGTTAATTTATTATCTAATTTAATTAAATTAGGATCTTCTATAATAATATCTTTTAAAATTTCTGATGATGAGCCTAAACAAACTTTAGCACTAATAGCCATTTGTTTTTGCATACCTACTTTTTCACCAGTATCTGCTGATTGTACACAACATACATATCCAATCATAGAAGAATGAAATCTTCTCATTTCATTTGCTCTAGATGATTGTTTAGCACTTGATGTATTAGCAGTATTAATATTTCTTAATGCGCTAATTACATTAATTTGATTTTTTCTATGTAATTGCTGTGATGATAAACGATTTTGTACAGCCTTTCTATTAATATTAATAGTTTTATCTCCAGTAATAATTGCTTGAATTAAAGCTCTTTCAAATTCATGCCCATAAATTGCTGTTTCAAAACTATGTTTTAAATTTAAATTAGAAAAAGATGTAGATTTTAAATCTTTTGTAAATTGTCTTCTTAATTGTTGAACAATTGCAAAGTTAAAATTTGTTTTAAAAACTTTAGCATAAGAAACACCAGCCGTATTAATTCTTTTATTAGTATATGAATCACGATCAGTTGATGGTAAAATATCTAAATGAACTAATAATAATCGATGAATTAAATGACCTAAATATCTGACTTTTTTATAACGATCATCAGGTGTTAAACCAATATGTGGTAAAATATCTTTATCTAAAATTTGTAAAACATTATTAATATTATATTTTCTAGTATTATCATTATTTTTATTTGCTGTTGATAAATTTGATAAATAAAATTCATTAATATGCCTTCCAATTAGTTCTAAAATATCAATTTGATTTGTAATTTTATATGCATCTGCTATTGGATTATATTTTGATAAAAATGCCTTTTCTAAAATATTTAACATATCTTTAATAATAGGATCTGATGGATCTAATGAATATGTAATTAATTCAATAATTTCTTTATCTGATGAAATACCAAAAGCTCTAAATAAAACATAAAATGGAATAGAAATATCTCTAAATTTATTATTTGTTACTTCAAAAATTAAATTATTATTAGTTAAAAGTTTAGTAAATAAAATAGAAGAGTTTTCAAAATTATCTCCAGGTTTTGAAATTATATCAGCACGACATAATTCATTTTTATGACCAACATTCTTAAATTCTCGACTACTATTGAATGTCATTGATTCAAGACTGTCTACAATCCATTCATTACTTTTAACAATAAAATAACCTCCTAAATCTGTAGGATCTTCATTTAAATTTAATAAAGTATCTCTTGATTTATTATATGTATTACAAAGTTTAGTTCCAACCATAATAGGAATAGAACCTAAACGATAATTTTTAATTTGTTCTTTTTTTATTTCTTCAGAACCATCCTTTTTATAAGCAGTACATATAATATCAGCATCAATATACATTGGCGAACTATATGTTAAATCTTTAATATGTGCTTCATTAGGATATAATATTTGAGGTTTTTGTGTATCATAATTAATTGTTACTGGAGATGTTAATCTTACATCAGTAATATTAGCTTTCATTAAATATTTAATAATTTGTTTATCTTCATCTGTTTGATTACGTTCATTATTTAATTCAACCTGAATATTAAATCCATTAATCATAATTTGTTTAATACCAGATTCATTAAATTTATTCATAGATTCAATATGATGTTCAATAAGACCTTTTTTCTTATTTAACATAGAATCAAGAATAGCAATTAAATCATTAGAATTAATATTATTGATAGAATCCATGATTTTAATTAATTTAAAACGTCTTTATTATATATATACTATATATATTTAATTATAAATTAAATTCAATTTTATTAAATGTTTAAAAATAAAATATAATACTATAGTAGAACTTTTATATTTTATCTAGATTAATTAAAAAAATTAAAAAAAATAAAAAAAATATACATGATATGAAGAAAGAGTATATGAGAATGTTAGGTAAGCAATGAGTCCATAAACGAATGTATGAATTGTTCATAGTTTTCTATCATATGCCGACCATAGTTTTGTTCCCAATCATCATCATCATTATGATAAATGTCAGGAAAGACATTAGCTGCTTCGACAATGATATACGCATCCCAAATGTAGAATTTTTTCCTAAGCTCAAATAATAGCGTGATATCCGGACCATATGGTGGATACTTTTGACCTTGGTACAATACCATTGCTCCAGATTTCCAAAACTCAATTTTTGCTGGTTTGGTCCCGTATTTAAACAAGATCCCGTTTTCTGAAAACTTCTCAAGTTTTTTTTTGCTTTGCAGTGCAAGCATCTCAAAATGAAGTTGCTTCAACATCTTACGATGTTTGTGTTGTGCAACAATATATGGCAAAACAGTCTTTGAAAACTGTTTTTTCCAAAATTGCTGAACATTTGCTAAGTCATCTAGGATGTAATCCCAAATGTTCATTGGGAGAATATCTTGTGGAAAAAGCGAAATTGTGTTCATTTTTTGAGTGTTGTTTGTTGTTAACTTTGCTTTGTGTTGCTTGCTGTTGTGTGTTGTGTGTTTGGATAATAATTATAAAAAAAAAATCAATTATTTTTTTATATAATAGGATTAAATAAGGAACATTTAAAATTTATAATTTATAAAATAAATAATATTAGTAAATTTAATTATTAATATAATATAATATGATAATATAAATAATGTTAATTAAAGATATTATTAAATCTTTAATTAAATATCAAAAGGAAGAAAATAATAGTATATTTATTAAAGAATGCATTAATTATTTTAAAAAACAAAAAAAAATAGAATTAAATAAAATTGATGATAATTCATATTGTTTAGTAGGAGTTAAATATCATTTATTATATAATCAAGATAAATATAATATTGATATTATTAATACTAAACCTCAAAAAAATAGTACTTATAGAAAATTAAATTTAACAAATAAACAAAAATATAATTTAATAAATCAAATAGATGGAATTATTAATGAAAAATATGAAATTTGTAATAATATTCAAACAAATAATAATATTTTATATTTTATAATTTATGAAAAAAATAATAAATTAAATTCTAATTCAAATTATCATTTATCTAATTATATTTATGAAATTTCTACTTTATTATTAGGAATTGATTCTTTATTATTTTTAGAACATCAAAATTTAGAAAATTATTGTAATAATTTTATATTAACAAATGCAAAAAATAGCATTAATATGATTCAATTATTTCGATCAAAATTAAAATTCTATAATTGGATAGAAAAAGAAAAATTTGCAATATTTAGCGGGGCAATTTTACAATTTTTAGGAACATTATATACTCAAGATTTAGATCTACAATATATAGATTATAGTAATAATATAAATCAAATGAAAAATATAATAGAACAGTTTAATGAATTTGATATCCATACAATTGGAAATAATACTGTAATTATTAAAGATAAAAAAAATAATACTAAATATATTAATTTATCACATATGTATTATATATATATGTATGAATTTCCATCTATGATTGATGTCGATAACCTTCATATAATTATGGAAGATCCAAAATATCATTTTCATTTTTTAGGAATGAAATGTTTTTCTTTACATTTAACATATTCTAGATTATTATCTAGAAAACATCCATTTTCATTTATAGATATATATATGATGAAAAAAATAAATAATTTATCATTTCAACAACCATGTATACCTAATTTAACAATTAGACAAGGAAAGGTCAGTATAACTAATGATCAAGAAGATTTATATAAATTTTATAAATCAATTAAAAAATATTTAAAATTATGGTGGAATTTAGAAGTATCTATTGAAGAATTATCATCAATATTTAATAAATGTAATATAATTAGTCAAAAAATTCAAAATAGTACTAAGTTATTATTACCAGATTTTATTATAAATCTTAATAAATTTATTCAAGAAATTGAATTATATACTTTAAAACATTATACTAATCCACAATCAATTATAATAGATTTTAATAATAATAAGAATAATAATTTAGATATATTTTGTAAATTAAATATTAAAAAAATAATTAAATTAGAAAATTCATTATTTATGATACATCAAATTAAAACTAAAATAGATAAATCTAAAAATAAAGTTCCAATGATTATATATAATACTAATTTAAATACAGAATTAATAGATACTACTAATACTCATAAATATTTAATAAATAAAAAAATAGATGTATTATATTTTAATTATAATATTCATAATTATATACATAATATTAATTTTTGGAAAAATCTTGATTTAATTATTAATTCTCATAGTATTATAATAATTCATTGTATTGATTCAAGTAAATTTTATACAACATTACAAAAAAATAACAAATATGAAATATTATATAATAATGATATAATTTGGGGTGTATATAAATTTAATGATAAGTTACCTAATCATTTAAATAATAATTCTGTAAAAGCATTATTTTATTTTAAAAATGATACAAATTTAAATTATTTAAATATTGGGTCTGAAGAATATTTAATTAATCCATCATATTTAATTTCTAAATTTAAAGAAATAAATTGTGATTGTATTTTACAAAAAAAATATTTAGATTTAATACCAAAAAATAAATTAATAACATTAAATATTCAAAAAAATATATTAGAAAATTATTTATGTTTAGTATTTAAAAAAAAATAATTATATTAATATTAATATAATTTAATTAATATTAATCAAATATCAATTTTCTTTTCTTTTTATTAATTAATCTTTTTAAATCACCTAAACATTTTTCTCCACATGTCATATTTTTTCTTTTTCTATAACTAAATTCTTTATTACATATTTTACATTTAGTATATCTAATTATTTGTAATTTTTTTCTAATTTTTTCTTTAGTTTCTTCTGACATTTTTCTTCCTTTATTATTAAATTTTGCAGAGCATGAATGACTACAAAAATCATTTAAACTTTTTATAATTTCTTTAAATTGTTTAGAAAAAACATTATTACAAAATTTACATTGAGTAATAATAATAGTATTCCTATTTAATGGAATTACTGCTTCTTTTAAAGCATTATTCCAAGTTTGAAATATTTGTTTAATATGATAGTATCTAAATGGATGTGTATTATCAAGCATAATAGGAGATTTTTTATTATCCTTATAATATTGATTAAGATAATTTAGTATATTTTCTTTATTAATAATAAAATTAGAACTCATATTGATTTTTATTTTATAATTTTATTAATATTCAATTTTTAATTTCTTTTTTAATTTTTCTTATTTTTTTTATTTATGTCTTCTTTTGTTTCTTTTTCTACATTTAATAATTCTTGTCTTTTTTTATTCATACGTTCATATAATATATTAAAATCATTATCTAAATGTTTTAATTGCTGTTCTAAAAATTCTTTAGAATTTTTATTTATTTCTTCATTATTCATATTAATTATATAATTTATATTAATTATATAAATTAAAAATTTAATTAAAAAAAAATAATAATTAGTTTTAAAATAATTTAATTATTATGTTCAATATTATATTCATTATAATTTTCATTATAATCTTCAGTATAATCTTCACTACTATTGATAGTATTTTCACTATCCATACTATTAATACTATCAATACTATCAATACTATCAATACTATCCATACTTTGTAAACTATCATTACTTCTATTACTTATTATACTTCCATTCATACTATTATTACTACTATTATTACTACTATTATTACTACTATTATTACTATTACTACTATTACTACTATTATATTTAGAATTTTTTTTAAACTTTTCAACTATATATTTTTTTTCATTTTTATCCCAATTTATATATAATTTATATTTTAGATTAAAATGGTTAATTATATTTTTATTATTAGTATATAAAATTAATGATTGTAAATTAGAATTATTAATATAATTTAAGAATTTAACTTTATCATCATAATATAAATCTTTAACAAAATAATATATATGATTTTCATAATCTGTTTGAGGCAATGATGAATTTAATAACTTTTCAAAATGATTAATTGCATCATTATCATAATGATTTTTAGAAATTAATCTTGATTTCATTAACTGAAAATATGCATTTTGCACACGTTTAGGTAAAGTTCTCATTCTATTTAAATAGAAATACTTTATATTTAAATAAATAAAACTATATTTAATATATTATATAAAAATATTTATTTTTTGTAGTTATATTTATTAATTATAATGACAGAAATAGCAAATATTGATCAATTACTTAATAATTCTTACTATAAAATTTTAAATTTTAAATCTGATTTATATAACTTATATGATATTATTTTTCAATTTAGTAGTAAAAATAATATCATCATTAATAATTATAATATAAATATTTATAAATTAAATAATATTGACTATAAATTAATAGATATTAATAATGATTTTGAATTTAATTTATTATCAATTAATCCATATAAGGATGCAATTTTATTAGCTAATATATTATTTACAAAATATTCTAAATATATAGTAGTATCATCTTATATTAATAATAAAGAAATAATAATATCAATAGATAATAATAAAATAATTAAATTTCAATTATTATTTTTATATTCTAATAATATTATAGATAAAATTAAAATTCCTATTTCTAATCTTAATATTAATTCTAATAGTTATAAAATAAAATATAGCTCTAATTTATTACAATTATTAGTATTAAGTCATAAAATATATCAACCTAGTTATTTTATAAAATATTTAAAAAATAAAGAAAATATATTAAATAATATTAATTCTAACAATGTAGAAGGATTTGAATTAAAAGATGTATATAATACTTTATTAAAAGAAACTATTAATATTAATTATATATATAATAAAAAAAATAATAATGAATTAAGATTTAATATTCTTAAATTTTTATTAAATAATATTAATTTAGATAATTATACAGATAATGGAATAATTTTATTAGATACATATGCTATAGATTATATTAATAATAATATTAATAATAATATTAATAATAATTCAACTAATAATTTAAATTATTTAAATTATAATAATATTTTAAATATTTTGATTAAAACTTCATCCATTGAATATATAATAACTATAATTAATAAATATTTGAATGATAATAATTTAAATAATAAATATAAAATATTACAAAATAAAAGTAATACTTATATTTTAAATGATTTTAGATTAATTAAATATAATATAATATTAAAAGAAATAACTACTAATAAAACTATTACATTATTAATTGCATATAATAGTATAGATTATGAAATTATACCTATTTTATTTAAAATTAAAAATATATATATTCCACATAACATAGTAATAATTAGATTTTTAATTTTAAATTTATTTAATTTACAATTATTTGATTCTAATTATAATATAAATACTTATTATCAAGTAATTAATAAAATACAATTATGTTATAATATTGAAAAAAAAATAAATAAAAATATATTAGAAAAAAAAATAATATTTAAATATTTAGGAACATTTATAGATGAACGAATTGATAAATTTACATATGGATCTAATATATATAGACCATGGCAATATAAGGTTAAACATGGTAATTTATTAACATTATAATTTAAATTACTTTTTTAATTTTAATTCCTAATCTTTTATTTAATTCATAATCTAAATAAATTGTTGTATTATTATCCATTTCAATATTAAATTCAATAATTTCAGTATATTTATTTTTTAAATTATCAAAAACTAATTTAGCAGATTGAGTTAAATATGTAATAATTTGAATTAATTGATTTTTTAATGGGATATTTGTTTCATCATTTAAATTAGTAATATTTTCACTAAATATATTATTATTAATAAATTCTTGATTTAAATCATAAAATTTATCAACAATATCTAAATAAATTTTATATTTTACATTAGGATTATCATTTCTATTTATTTCTATTTCTCCAATAGGTATTTCATTAGATTTATTAGAAGATAATGGAATTTTTATTTTAAAATCTTTATATAAATCAATTTTAACTGTTTCATATATTAATTTTAAAATTGGAATTAAGGCTAATTCTTCAGCATGTCTATAGGCTTCTATTAATTCTTTTTCAGAAATTTTTTTAGAAATATTATTTAATTGATTATCAATACTATTAATACTATCAAGATTTTTATTAGAATTGTTTTCATTCATATTTTATTTTTATATATTAATTATTTTTTTGTCTTATTTTATTTAATTTAATATACACTCTTTAAATTTTAAATACTTTTTCAAACTATTTATTAATATAATCATCATTTATTAAATATCAATTTCATTTATAATATAATGTTTTCTTTAAATATAAAAAACAGATTATTAAGATTTATAATATTAACAAATTTAATTAATTTAATTAATGCTCATTCTTGGATTAGTTGTACTAATTATGAAATCGATAACCCATATAATTATGATTATTTAACCCAATCAATTAATTATGATTTAAATAAATGTCAAGGTTTTACTAGAAATTATAATTTGCAATATGAAAGTGATAAAAATAGAGGATTTGGATTTGATACTGGTTATAATCACAGAGGTACTGATTGTAATGCAAATTATCAATCCTTTTATTATAATGCACAATTAAAAATGGCTAAATATTTACCTGGACAACAAGTATGTTTAACATATCCATCAAAAAATCATGTAGCTTCTCAATGTACTAATATTTATATTCCAGAAAATGGAATTAAAATATCTAGATCAATTAATAAATTAACTGATGACTTTAGCAAAGAATATCAACATTTAAATGGAAATCATCAACCAAATACTATAGATTATAAAGGCTTTCAAAATTGTCCAGGATTTTGTAATAATCCTGATAAAACAGTATGTTATGTTTGTTTTAATTTAGAAAATAATATTGATTCTGGTATATATTCATTTAAATGGACATGGCAATTTAATCAAAATGAATTTTATTCTACTTGTTGGGATGCAGAAATAATTAATGGTAATACTGCAAATACAGGTAATATAGGTAATACTGGTAATACTGGTAATACTGCAAACACTGGTAATACTGGTAATACTGGTAATACTGGAAATACTGCAAACACTGGTAATACTGGTAATACTGGTAATATTGGAAATACTGAAAATACTGCAAACACTGGAAATACTACAAACACTGGAAATACTGGAAATATGGGTAATACTAATAATATTGATAATAGTGATTGTCAAGATAATAAAAATATTAAAATTATTAGAAGATTAAATAATGTTAATTACAGATATAATAAAAATAATATTTGTACTAATTCTTTACCTAATTCTCCATCAAATTCTCCACCTAATTCTCCATCAAATTCTCCATCAAATTCTCCATCTAATTCTCCATCAAATTCTCCATCAAATTCTCCATCTTTTGTTCCATTACCTCAACCTATTCCTGATAATAATCATAAAAAATGTAAGGAAAAAAATAAGAATGAAGATGAAAAAGAAGATGAAAAAGAAGATGAAAAAGAAAATGAAAAAGAAGATGAAAATAATAAAAAAGAAAAACATTCTCATAATGATTCTAATAGTAGTGCAAAAGTATGGGAACAATGTGGTGGTAAAGAGATAAGTAATAAAAAATGTATTGATAGTAAATGTATTAAATATTCTCCATATTATAGTCAATGCTTACCTAATAAATTAGAAAAAAATGCATTATGTGGACAAAATGATAATCAAGAAATAAATTGGAAATATGATGTATGTATTAATAATTTAAAATGTTTACCTATGCCTGGATCTATGGATTTTAGATGTGTCTAATAGTATTGTTTAAATAGAAATTATTTTTTTGTAAAAATATATTTGTTTTGTTATATATTATAGATTTTTTTAATTAATTATAAGTTTTAAGATATATTAAATAATTTTTTAAATGGTGGTATTAAAACAATTTCCAAATAATCAATTTAATTCTTTAGATCAGATAGAAGGTAGATTATTATATGATAATACATTAAATATATTAAGATATCATGATTCTAGTACATATAATAATATATTAATATCTAAAGATTTATCAAATAATGTATCTAATATTAATGATTTTACATTAGATGGAAATTTATATTTAAATAATCATGATAGAGTTAATAATACAGGTTTAGTATTAAATGGTACTTTAGTTACGGCTAATGCAACAGAATTAAATTTTACTCAAGTAACTCCTGGAGTTGCATCTGCATCTAAAGCTTTAGTACTAGATAGTGATAGAGATATAGAAAATATTAATAATTTATCTGCATATAGTATTTTTGCGGATAATTTAAATTTAGATGTAGCGACTATTGATGCATTAAATACTACTGGGAATGTAGGTATTAATACATCTGCTAGAGAATTTGGATTAGAAGTAAATCATTCATTAGGTAATTGTTTAAGATTAACTTATAATGATAATAATGGCAATCCAGATTATAGATGTGATTTTAAAGTAACTTCAAATGGTTCTTTAACAATATTACCAGTTGGAAATAATCCATCAGTAATTATGGGTGCTAATATTAGTGGGCATTCATTATCATTAACCAAACAAAATGTTTCAAATAATACTGTAGATTTATTATTAAGTTTAACAGGATTACCGGATACGGCATCTCAAAATGGAATAGGAAGTGGTATAGAATTTAGTTCATTAAATAGTACATATACAATATTTACATTAGGAACATTTGAATCATATTCTACTAATATTACTAATAATAATGAAACTGCAGGTTATCGTTGGAGACTGGCAAATAATGGTGTTTTATCAACTGTTGCTACATTATCTTCAGTTGGTACTTTTGCATGTGATGCAATTTCATCAGCTACATTATATACTGATTTAATTAATGCAACACATATTGTAGAAACATCAGATATAAGATTAAAAGAAAATATATTAAATTTAAATATATTAGAATCTAAAGAAAAGATATTACAATTAGAACCAAAAAAATATAATTTTAAAAATAAAAATAAAGAATGTTATGGATTTATAGCACAAGAAGTAAAAGAAATTTTACCAAATATTATAGAAATTTCTAAAAATGATCAATATGATGATTTACATCATATTAATTATACAGCAATTATTCCACATTTAGTAAATTGTGTAAAAGATTTATATCAAAAATTATCAGAATTAGAAAAATAATTTTTATTAATAAAAATATATTTAATTTTGTATATATTTTCACAAAATTTATTAATAATTCTTTATCAAAAAATTATCAAATGGTTATTTTAAAAACATATACTAGTAATGAAATTAATGAATTAACTAATTTTAATACAACTAAAGGTAAAATTATATATGATTCTACTATTAATCAATTAAGATTTAATAATTCTACTAATTATAATAATATTATAGTATCTAAAGATTTATCAAATAATGTATCAAATATTAATAGTTTATCAGCAAATACAATAAATATATCTACTCTTAATACTTCAACAATTAATACATTTACTAATTTAGGCATTAATACATCAGCTAGAGATTATGGATTAGAAATTAATCATCCTTTAGGTAATTGTTTACGTTTAACATATAATGATACTAATGGAAATCCTAATTATAAATGTGATATTAAAGTAACATCTAATGGTTCATTAACATTATTACCTATTGGAAATAATCCTTCAGTAATAATGGGATCAAATATTAGTGGACATTCTTTATCATTAACAAAACAAAATGTATCTAATAATACTGTAGATATTATGTTAAGTTTAACTGGATTACCAAATACAACATCATCTAATGGTATTGGAACTGGTATAGAATTTAGTGCTTTAAATAGTACGTACACTATATTTACATTAGGAACATTTGAATCATATTCTACTAACATTACTGATAATAGTGAAACAGGTGCTTATAGATGGAGATTGGCAAATAATGGTGAATTATCTACAGTAGCTACATTATTAGCAAATGGTAATTTATCAGTTAGTACATTAAGCCAAACATCAGATATAAGATTAAAAGAAAATATAATTAATTTAGATATTAATTTTTCTAAAGATAGGATATTACAATTAAATCCAAAAAAATATAATTTTAAAAATAAAAATAAAGAATGTTATGGATTTATTGCTCAAGAAGTAAAAGAAATTTTACCAAATATTATAGAAATTATAGATAATGGTGAGATTACCGATATATATAATATAAATTATATAAGTATTATTCCACATTTAGTAAATTGTATTAAAGATTTATATAGTAAAATAAATATATTAGAAAATAAAAATTAAAAACTATTAAATTATATTAATTACTTATAATTTTATAATCTAATTTTTTTCCTTTTGTTGTTTTAATCCATCCATTAATTATAATATTATTATTATGAACTTCTATATGATGATATTTACATAAATTTACTAAATTAGATTTTTGATTTTTTTTTATATGTTTATGATCATCAATTGTACATTTATTATTAGAATCAAAGTTATTTTGAAAAATTATATGATGTGTTTCTAATATATTAATTTCATCTTGTTTAATATTTAAATCTTTACAAATATAACATTCAGTCATAATAATATTTGTATTATATTTAGATGTTTTAATTTTAATAGTATTATTTTGATTTAAAATTTTATTATCAATTAGAGAATTTTTATTTAAAATTTGATTTTGAATTTCTAATGAAGAATTTATAATATAATCATTATTTAATAAAGATTTAGCAACAATTAAACCATAATTTTGCATAGATGGACCTTGAAATAATTTTCTAGTATATATAAAACATTTATTAATTGAATCATAATCCATAGTTAAATGACAAATATTTAATTTTTGTTTTAAATCTATATTAATATATTCTGGAATTTGATGTAAATGACTCGCAAATATAAATGAAATATTATTATTTAAAAAGTAATTAATTGAAGCCGATATAATAGATATTGCTGATATATTTTCAGTACTATTTAATATTTCATCACCTAATACTAAAGAATTTTTATTACTATAATTAAGTATTGTTTTTAATTCTAATATTTCTGATTCAAAAGATGATAAACCTTTAAATAAATTATCAGAATGATCAATTCTTGTAAATAAATTAGAATATGGCATAAATTCAAATGTTGATGCAGCTACATAACAACCAATTTGTGCTAAAATTATATTTAAACCAATTGCTTTCATTAATGTAGATTTTCCAACGCCATTTGATCCATATAATAATGTTCCAATATTATTATAATTAATTGAAATATCATTAGTAATATAATTAAAATCAGAATGAATTTGTTCAGAAATTGGATGTCTAATTCCTGTTGTATTAATAAAAGATTTATCTTGATTAATAATTTTTGGACTATTATAATTATATAATATAGTTGTTTTAGTATTTGATTTAATAAAATCAATATATTCTATAAAATAATTTAAATAAATTAATATTTTATGATATTTATTATATAAACTTTCAGTAATTTCATAATATTTAATCTTAATTAAATTAAATAATTTTTCTTCATTTTGTATTATAGTTTTAGAAATTGTTTTAATTAAATTAGATGTAATATATGTATTAGATAATGTTTTATTATCAAATTGTAATTCTGTAAATTTATTTATTTTTTCTAATTCTTTTTTTAATTTATTTGCTCTATTTTTTGTTAATACTAAAAAATATCCATCTCGATCAGTATATTTAATTTCTATTTTATCGTTATTAATTAAATTAGATAATTCATTAGATAAAGTATATAATTTATCTTTTTCTTTATAAATTTGTTCATATAAATCATCAATTTCAGAAATAATACCTATATTAAATATATTTAAATTAGTATTTATTGTATTATTATTTATATTAAATAATTCTAAATTTTGAATATTAAAATAATTAAGATATTCTTTATAATATTCATTAAATTGATCTAAAATGTTAAAATTAAAATTATTAAAATGATCTTTAGCGATATTAATTAAGTTAATACATGATTTATATGAATTATTAAGTCGACCATATTGAAAAGGATATAATTTATTTATTCCTAATTTCTTATGATATTTTTCAATATCTAATATATTATCTAATTCTTTTTCGTATTGTAAATATATTTTTTTAGATTTTAATTTTTTAATAAGATTATATCTATAATTTAATTCATTGATATCTAAAATTGGTTCTGATAAATTATATTTTAAAAATCGTTTTCCTAATGTTGTAGAAGTTTTATTAATAATATCAAATAAACTATTAAATTTATAAATATTGTTATTTGATAATATATTTAATTGATAAATAGCATTATTATGTAAGTTTAAAATATTTTTATTCATTAAAATATTAGGTTTATTTAAATTATTAATAATATTATTA